TGCGTCAGAAGTCCGGACGCAAGCCGAAAATCTAGGGGCCGAAAATGACCACCAGCGCGGGCGACATCATCAACGGCTCTCTTCGTCTTCTCGGCATCCTGGCTGAAGGCGAAACGCCGTCCGCCGACATGAGCGCCGACGCGCTCACCGCCATGAACCAGATGATTGAGTCATGGGATACCGAACGCCTTGCCGTGTTTACCACGCAGGAACAGGTTGTGACGTGGCCCGCAAGCCAGCGCACCCGCACGTTCGGGCCTACCGGGCAACTTGTTGGAAACCGGCCAATTGGTGAGCTGGACAACAGCACGTACTACAAGGCCAACGGGATAAGCTACCCGATCACCGCAATCAATCAGTCGATGTATAACAACATCGCCTTGAAGACGGCGACCTCGACGCTCCCGCAATACATCTACATGAACTCGTCGTTTCCCGACGTGGACCTGTATCTATATCCGGTTCCGACGCAGGCGCTGGAGTTTCACATTGTCAGCGTTGAACAACTTGACCAACCGGCTGTTCTGGCGACCACGCTTGCGTTCCCGCCGGGTTATCTAAGGGCCTTTCGCTACAACCTGGCCTGCGAGATTGCGCCAGAGTTTGGGGTTGAGCCGGCCCCGACCATTGCGCGGATCGCGATGGCGTCGAAGCGCAACCTCAAGCGGATCAACAATCCGGGCGATGTGATGAGCTTCCCGAACAACCTGATTGGGCTGCCGGGCTCCCGCTTCAACATCTTCAGCGGAGAGCCCTTCTAGTGCGTCAGGCCATTGTCGGGGGCGCCTATGTCGCCCGTAGCGTCAACGCTGCCGATAACCAGATGGTCAACCTCTTTCCGGAAGCGGTTCCGGAGGGTGGGAAGGCTGCTGGATGGCTTCAACGCGCTCCGGGCCTGAAGTATCAGCAGACAACGGGAGATGGCCCCATCCGGGGCTTATGGACGCTTTCCGACAAGTCGCGTTTTTTCGTCGTTTCGGGAACCGAGGTCTATATGCTTACCGGCGTTACGGCCACCGCAACGCTCATTGGCAGCGTGACCGGTGCTGGTCAGGTCAGCATCACCGACAACGGAACGCAGGTTTTCTTCGCCTGTAACCCGGACGGATTTATCTACAACGTCAACACCCACGCCTTCGCCCAAATCACCGATCCGGACTTTCCAGGAGCGGTGACTGTTGGATACCTCGACGGCTATTTCGTGTTCAATGAGCCGGAAAGTCAGCGGATATGGGTAACGACGCTGTTGGACGGATCGTCGGTTGATCCGCTTGATTTTGCTTCCGCTGAAGGAAGTCCGGACGGTCTGGTTGCGATCATCATCAACCATCGCGAGGCGTGGCTGTTCGGAACGGGAACGGTCGAAGTCTGGTATGACGCCGGACTGGCCGATTTCCCTCTGGCGCGCATTCAGGGGGCATTTAACGAAGTCGGCTGCGTCGCGCCTTACACGGTCGCAAAAATGGATAACGCCGTCTTCTGGCTTGGTCAGGATGATCGCGGTCAGGGTATTATTTACCGCGCGGCCGGCTATCAGGCGAAACGCATATCGACGCACGCCGTAGAGTGGAAAATCCAGCAGTCCACGGATTTGGGGGCCGCCACCGCCTACACTTATCAGCAGGACGGCCATTCGTTCTACATGATAAACGTCCCCGACCTGATGACCACGTTTTCCTATGATATGGCGACGCAGCTCTGGCACGAGCGCCGTGGCTTCAGTGATGGCGACTTCACGCGCCATCGCGGCAACGCACAATGCAATTTTAACGGCGCCATCGTCATCGGGGATTACCAGACGGGCGACCTTTACACTTTCGATCTGGAAACCTACGCCGACAACGGGGAGATTCAGAAGTGGCTGCGCTCCTGGCGGGCGCTTACCCCGGGTAGAAACAACCTCACTAGGACCAGTCATCACAGCCTGCAACTTGATTGTCGGACGGGGGTGGGGCTCGTCACCGGTCAAGGTTCCGATCCGCAGATCATGCTTGAATGGTCAGATGACGGCGGACATACGTGGTCCAATAGCCACTGGCAGCCAATGGGGGCGATTGGCGCGACGCAGACGCGCACCATTTGGCGGCGGCTTGGGATGACGCTAAAGTCCCGTGATCGGGTTTACCGTATTTCCGGAACCGATCCCGTGCCTATCGCCATCATGGGGGCGGAGCTGAACATCACGCCAACGGGCGCCTAAGCATGGCCGCGCCCGACATTACGAATATTCCGGGGACACGCCAGCCGGTGTTGGCCCCGGACGGAACGATGGACCGGGTTTGGTATCGTTTTCTGTTTAACCTGTTCAATCTGACGGGCGCCGGTTCAACCCCTGCCTCGATTCCCGATCTGTTGATAACGCCGTCTCTGGATACGCGATACGATCCGAGCGGAACGCAGGCGCTGTCGGAAGTGGAAACGCTTCCCGATGTGGTGGACCTGTCCCCGGTCTATGCGGCCATTCAGGGGCTTGCGGTGGCCCCACCTGCATTCTCTGGAACGGTGGCCCAGATAGACACGGGAACGGGCCTTACGGGTGGCCCCATTACCGTAGCGGGGACGATAGCTCTGGCGGATACCGCTGTGACCCCGGGGGCCTACACCTCGGCCAATATCACGGTTGACGCTCAAGGTCGTCTCACAGCCGCCGCAAGTGGCGCGGGCGGGTCGGTCACCAGCATTACGGCTGGCGCGGGGTTGACCGGCGGGACCATTACCGCGTCCGGCACGATGGCTATTGATTTTGCCAGCGCCAACACATGGACAGCGCGGCAGATATTCAACCGCCCGAATACTCCGGTGTTGACGGTTGCGACCCTTCCCGCAACCCCGGCAGCGGGCGACCGCAGCATGGTCAATGACGCGCTTGCTCCAGCGTTTGGGGCGGCCGTGGCTGCTGGGGGCGCAGCCATTGTTCCTGTCTATTATTCCGGCGCCGCATGGCTAGTAGGGTAGAAAAATGGCTGTAAACGTATCGGTTCTCATCCCGGCCAAAATCGCGGAGAGCGCCCAGACAACCCAATACACCAGCACCAACGTTGTTACGCTGATCGACAAGTTCACGGCCCGGAACTATTCTGGCGGGGCGGTGACGCTGGCGGTTAACCTCGTGACGTCGGCGGACACGGCGGGCAATCAAAACCTTGTCGTTTCCAAGTCGCTCGCGGCAGGAGAAACCTACACGTTCCCTGAGATTGTCGGCTTTGCGCTGGCGGCGGGTGGATTTATTTCCACGATTGCCGGTGCGGCGACATCGGTGATGATCCGTGCGTCCGGGCGGTCGATCACATGAGCGCCGTAGCCGCCCGCTCCCCCGTTGATGCGCTTCAAGCGGCCATGCTGGAACATCCCCAGGTCGAACTTGAGACCGGCCATTTGTTCCACGGGGGACACTACATCCGTGCCCTCTGGCGCCCCGCAGGATGTCTGATCGTCGGCAAGCGCCATCTAAAGGATCACCTGTATCTGGTGGTGTCGGGGACCGTTCAGGTTGGCGAGGAAACGCACACGGGCCCCAAGTTGATTGAGTGCAAAGCGGGAACCAAGCGCGCGGTTTACGCCCTCACCGATGCGCTCTGTGTGACCTTTCACAAGACGGACGCGGCTGACGTTGAGGCGGCTGAAGCCGACCTTGTAGAGCCGGACAAAACCAGCCCATATTTGCCGGGCAACAAACTGCCCATGAAGGAGCTTTCCTAAATGTCCTTCATCGCTGCTGCTATCATCGGGGCCGCCGGAATCGGCGGGGCTCTGATCAGTTCCAAAGCCACGAAAAAGGCGTCAAACGCTGCCAAAAAGGCCGCGACGGACAATAACGCTCTTCAGCGTGAGATTTACGACAAGAACCTCACCAACGCTAAGGGCTATATGGATCGTGGCGAGTTGGCCGGATCGAACATTAATGCCCTTCTGGGATTGGGCGGCGATCAGACGGCGGCTAACCGCGCGTTCGGTCAGTATCGCGACAGCACCGGCTACCAGTTCCAGCTTGACGAGGGTAACCGGGCAATGGACCGCACCGCCGCCGCACGCGGGGGATTGCAATCTGGCGCCGCACTCAAGGCCGGTCAACGGTATGGACAGCAGCTCGGGTCCAGTGCGTTCCAAACCTACTTGAACAACCTGTATCAGCAACAGGGGGTAGGGCTTTCGGCGACCAACGCCGTCGCGGGCGTCGGGACCAACTTTGCTAATGCGGTCGGGGCCAACAATAACAATGCCGCCGATGCTACCGGGAACGCCGCACTCGCCAACGCGGGCAACATGAACAGCCTGTTTGCCCAACTTGCCGAGACGGGAAGCTATGCGTTCGGGAAGGGTAAAAACCCGTCGTCGTCTCAGTCTCAGAGCAAGGGGGGCTAGAATGGCTATTAACTGGTCGCTTGGGCAGATTGACCCGAACATTGCCACCAATGCTCTGACGGCCATGCGCGCCGGGCGGCAGGATCGTCGCCAACAGGATCGCGAGAACGCGTTGCGAGCGTATGCCCAAGGCGGCGACGTGAACGCGTTGATGGCCGTTGACCCGGAAGCCGGGATGCAATTCCAGCAGGCCGAACGGGAGACAAAGCGGGCGCTTGCTACGGAAGACCGGACGACGCAGGACCGTCACCGGGCCCAAGCCGTGCGGTTCTGGCAAGCGGTCGGATCACAACCCCCGGAAACTCGGGCCGCCTATGCGGCGCAACTCGCCGGGCAGATGGACCCGACTGAGCGTGACCGCATCATGACGGTGCTTCCGCAGGCGGACCTGTCGGATGAGGGCATTTCAGGATACATCCAGTTTTCGGGTGGTGAAGCGCCGAAGATGCAGGGCGTGCAACTCGGCAACGGCGGGTTCGGGGAATATGATCCCCGCGCACGGCGCCTGAATGTCTTGCGGGAACCGGACCCCATCTATCAGCAGCTTGGGGCGGGTGAATCGCTGATTGCCGTTCCACGAGGCGGCCAAGGCGGTGCGCCTGTTGCCGGGGGCGATCCCACGGGATCGGTGAGTGCCCCACGCGGAACCCGGAACAACAATCCGGGCAACATCGAGGACGGCCCGTTCGCGAAGTCTCTGCCGGGCTATAAGGGCTCTGACGGGCGCTTTGCCATTTTCGAGACCCCACAGGCCGGTCAAGCGGCTCAAGGCGCCCTTCTGCAATCCTATGGTCAGCGCGGCATCAACACGGTTCAGGCCATCATCGGGAGATGGGCGCCGCCGTCCGATGGCAACCCCACGAACAATTACGCGAAGTTCGTTGCAAGTAAACTGGGCGTCAGTCCGACCCAGCCGCTTGATATGAACAACCCGCAAGTTTTGCAGGCTCTTTCCGGAGCCATTGCAGAATTTGAAAGCGGCGGCCAGTCGGCTAGTCCTGCGCTTTCTGGTGGCCCTCGTGTTGTGGCGCAGGGAGCGCCTAAGCCTGCCGGTCATATGGCGACACCGGAAGAGCGGGCCGCACTCGGCATCGCTGGGGAAAGTCCGGTCTGGATCGGTGCGGACGGGAAGCCGGATGTGCTTGGTCCTGGTGGGGCCACGCCTCGGGATCGTGTAACGCTTCGCAAAGAGTTTGAACAAAACCCGGACGTCAAAGCGTTCAACGATGTTGCGGCGAGCTACGATATCATTTCGCGCATTGGACGTGGTGCGCCTACGGCGGCGAACGATTTGTCCATGATTTTTTCTTACATGAAAATGCTGGACCCCGGGTCAGTGGTCCGGGAGGGAGAATTTGCCAACGCCCAAAACTCGGCGGGCATTCCAGACCAAATCCGCAACGCGTATAACAAGGCGTTGAACGGTCAACGGCTGAACCCGAACCAGCGTGAGCAATTTATCGCGACGGCCGGGACTATCTACAACTCCCGAAAAGCCCGCTATGACCAACAGGTCGCGCAATATCAGGGCTATGCTAGTGAGTTGGGGCTTCCGGATTCAACAATTCAGCCGCGTATTGCGGCGGGTGGGGCCCCCACAAGAAAATCCAATGTTCCGGCTGCCGCGCGCACCGCCTATGACGCACGCGTAAAGGCCGGAAAGGTGGATGTGTCCAAACCGCGAGGCGATGCCGCAAATCCCTTCCTTGCGGTGGACATGGCGACGGCAAACCGGCTCCCCAAGGGAAGCCATGTCATTCTGCCTGACGGTTCGCTTGGAGTTGTCGAGTAATGGGCATTCGGCTCATTGAGCCCGCGCCGACGACTGCGGCCCCAACACGCGGACGTATTCGGATCATCGAGCCCGCCAAGCCCAAGCGCGGAGATCGCCGGGGCCCCGTCGAGGAGGTGGCGGGCGCCTTGGCGAGCTTTTACCGTGGAACCGGCGTTCTCGATGAGTTGGCGGCTGGTATGGCAACGGCGGTCAACACGGGCCGCGACGTTGCTGCCGGACGGTTCAAGATGGGACCCGCCAGTCCGCAGGGGCTCAACCCTGTGGCTCCGATCATTTCCGGCCTCAAGCGCAACTACCTCGCCAACCTCGCAGCACAGCGTCAGGTCGAGGATGATTTCGCAGCTCGGCGCCCGAATGTGGCGGCGGTAGCGCGTGGAACCGGTATGGCATCGACGGCTCTGGTTCCCGCAGGATCGGCGGCTACAGCCCCAACTCGTCTTGTGGGGGCCATGCGTGGAGCTACAGTGGCGGCGACGCAGGCGGCGGCATACGGCCTTGCCGACCGTGGAACGGCCCGTGAGCGCCTTGATGCTGCTGGACGGTCTGTGCTTCCGGCGATGGCGCTTGGTGGCGTTTTGGGAGCGGTGGCGACGCCGGGCCCGGGAAAGATTCCTGCAAGACCAGAGCTTGATGCGTTGCAAGGACGTGCCAAGGTGGACGTTCCCGCTGCTCGTCAGGCGGCGGGGGAATATCGCGGCGTCGGTATTAAGCCCGCCCTGGTTGATGTGGTGGACGATAGTGGGCGCGGCCTCGTAAGGGCAACGGCGGGGCGCATGACCCCGGCCCGTCAGGCGGCGACCGACTTCCGTGACGCCCGTGCGCTTGATCTTCCAGACCGAATTGGCGGGCAGGCGAAAAGGCTTATTTCGTCCGATCCTCGCACCCCGGATGAAATCCGCGCGGCGCTCACCACTCAACGCGGCGCGGCGGCAGATCAAGCGTTCGGCGCCGTCCGCGATGCGCGCCTGACGATGGACCCCGATACGGTCGTGGCCCTACGTTCTCCGGATGGTCGCGCCGCAATCAAGGCGGCGGCTAACGATGCCATGAACTCGCTAGACCCGGCTGACAGGGCACTCGCCTCTGAACTGAACCGTTTGGCGGATCAAGCCATTGATGACCCATCAACTCCGATCACGGTCGGTATGGCGCAGTCGATTAGCAAGAGCCTTCTGGATGCGGCTGATGTGGCATCGCGAGCCGGGCGGAATAATTCCGCCCGCATTTTGAGCTCTCTTGGAAGAGCTATTCGCGGGAACGCGGAGCAAGCGGTTCCCAAATACGGGGACGCGCGTAGGGGCTACGCGGCGGATTCTCGCCTGATCGAAGCCGCCGACGTCGGCGAGCAATTCATGGCCCGCAACACAGATGAGTTTGGCGCTGCAATCGGCAAAATGGACCCGGCAGAAAAGCAGGTGGCGAAAGCGGCTGCCCGGCGCGCTGTGGAGCGATCCGCAGGGGAAAACCCCGGAGCCGCGCCGGGTGTCGCGAGGCGCATTGCGACGGCTCCGGAACAGCGCGCGCGTAACGCACTGCTTCTCGGACAGCAGGGCGCTGACGATTTCCAGAACGCGCTGCGGATGGAGGAAATGGTCGTTCGCAATGCAAATGACATTGCCCCCCGGACGGGCGCGCAGACTCAACTGAGAGACCAGGATGCAGAGCGCGCGTCAGCGGCTATGGATATCGGGATGAAGGTCATCAAGCAGAACTGGGTCGGACTGGCAGGCGATTGGCTGAAAAGCCTTGGTATCAATGA